GTGTTGCTTGTTTTGTTTTTTCTGTTTGAGCTTGCAAATAGGGTATTTGTGCTGATTTATAGGCCATCGATGTTTGCATATTTTCTGGGGCAAACTGCAATTGAATGTGTGCCAAAGCATTGGCCAACTGTTGTTTTTGTAGATGTTCTTGTTCATTGTTCTTTAAAAAATGATTTTGAATAAATTGTTGTACTAAATTCCCCCCAGAGGCTAACCCCGCTCCTAAGGGATTGGCTTGTTGCGGCGATAAGATGGGAAATTGTTGGACGGGTATGGCCATGTTTATTCCTATAAAAATCCACCCGCCAATCCCAATAACATGCCGAGCAATTGTTGATTGGATTGGTTTTGATTGTTTGCATTGGAATAAGCTAAGTTACCTTGCGACATCAATGCATTAGATAAGTTTTCACCTAAGCTATGAGAGGCATTAGCACCATTGTTATAAATCCCTTGTTCGCTATTTAAACCTTGCCCATACAACCCAAGTACGTGACTTAAATATTGATTAAAATCTTGATTGGCTAGTCCATTCACGGTTCCTGCTATTTGCTGTTGTTGCATGGGGCTGCCTAGCATTCCTTTTGCAGCCGAAGCACGGTTCGATGCCTGTTGTGCTTGATTGACTTGGAATTGGTAACCAGGAGATTGCTGATAACCTTGACTTAGATGATTTAATAAACCACCGGGATCATTGAGTAATTGATCCGTATTTTGTTGTAATGATGGATAAACGGCATTGCCTCTATCGGCACAAGGTTTTAAATATTGCTTTAAAATATCCGGTATTTGATTGTAGTAATCCATTGCTTGATGACCGGCATTATTTCCGCCAAACAAATCACCGACAAAATCGCCGATGCCACTTAAAAAACTCATGCGAACTTAATCCAGTTGAAATACTTTAAAGGTCCCATTTACATTTCCCTTAAATTGTTGTGTATCAGAATCATAAATAAGCGTTCCTGTGTTATTGGGTTTATTTAACTGCGCAATAATATGTGTCGATTGTTGCGGGAGACGTAAACCTTGGGTAGATAATTGTTGTTGTAGTACGCTAATTAACTGCTGTATCCATAAGCTCCAATTGGCCGTCCATTGGCCATTATCATCAATTGGTTTTTCATGCGGTAAGTTAGGGATCTTCATGCAGTTAGACTCAAACATCCATTCCCAACGACAAAACGATCGAAGCTCCAGAATCTGAGCTGTAAGGTTAAATGGTTAGCACGACCTAACTGCCACCAGATCAAACGATTTTGTCGATGCGCTAAAGGATTTAAGGTTTTAGGGATATTGGAGCCAAAGCTAACCCCACCATCTTTTGATAAAGATAAATCCACGCGTTGTAAGGAGGTGCTATGACCTTGTTCGATGGGAATAACTAATTTTTGTGTAATAAAGAAGTCCGTATCCGGTGATCGTATCGGTGGGGTTATTCGAATGCGCGGAATTTCTTTTTCATCACCTTCGGTATAACGGGAATTCAATTCATAAATATGGCCATCCATAAAGCTAATGAAATAATAACTGTTATGGTAAAACACAGCGCGTTTGGCAATATGCGCGCCTAATTGATGATCCGTTAACGTAAAAAAATGTTGTGTAGCAAAATCATACGCATAGGTAAGCTCGTCGTCAGGAAAACTAATCACATAGAGTAAATGCCCATCTTGCTTAAATAAAAAACCATAAGCATTATTTGGGTTCTTTAGCTGGGATAACTTAAAATTAATCCCTTCGGTAGAGATTTGCTTTGCTGATCCTCCATTACTGAGCATTAAGACAGGGCCTGATTTTTCATTCGCAGCAAGCCAAACAATGAATTCGTCGCTGCTCGCAATCGTGGCTGGATTTAAGCAGCCATAATCGATGTTGAAGCTTGAGGCACGTTGATACGGAAATAAATTCATTCCGATGTCCGTCCAACATTCGGTGACACTTGATCCCATCACAAAAAGGCTATTACCGCGTCCAGGCAAGGGAATAACCGCTAAAGGATTATCTGCTTTAGTTTGAAATTCACCGACATGCGATGCATCAGCAGGCCATACTAAACTGTTCTCTTCATTACATAATCGCCATTCGGCTTGCTCACTATCACAAGAAAGAAATCGACCATTGTGGTAACTGACATAACTCGGAATAAAATCTAAAACGGCTTTTTTAAACGTCGATTCACGATAATTAAAAATAAAAATATCTTTATGATCGCAAATGGCGATTTCTTCTTTTTCATTTTCAGCAATGAGCACATCGCCTTCGAAAGTTTCTAAGCTCCCAATGCGTTGTGCATGTAAAGTCGATCCGATGATATAAACACCGTTATCAATCACCACAATCAGATTGCCAAAACGTACGCTGTTAAATAGTCCGCGCCCAGATCCTTTTTCTGAAATGGCTAAGACTTTCTTATAACCTGCAAACGGTACTAAAAAATCATCACTCACTATCATATTAAAGGTTTCTTCTCGCGAGATAATCGGATATCGGCCAAAGCCATTACCACCTACGGTAGCAACAGGCAGCTGTTTCATATTGACCTTTCTAAATTGAACAGGGAATTTTTTTCCATACTGAGATCGAGAGGTGACAGATCACGTAATTTGGTTTCTATTTCTTTTAATTTTCTTTTAGCTGAAAAGGGATGGTTATAGAAGTCACAAAGCGTGTCGGCTAAACCATAACGGAGATAGAGAAGATAGTCGCGATCGTAAAATAGGCTTAAATCATCGTTATAATGAACTTCGGTTAAGCCAAATTTTCCAACCAGTTTAAGCGTATATGCTTTATCGGGTGTAGGACTTAAAAACAGCAAGCTACCCCCTTTGGTTTTTTCTAAATGGTAAAACCGTGGCCGTAAAAAAGAAGGATAATCGTGCGTAAAATATTCTTTTCTTCCTAACAAGGGTAAAGATTGTAAAGCATAACTGCGTGGCTCTTCTTCCCTCAGTGTTAATGCATCTATATTAAGCAAATGTTTAACAAACAGTTCTTCCGAATTGGGGATACAGACCAGATGTTCAACATGCGTATAAGGGATCATTCGCGCATTGGCATTTTGTAAGGCGAGAAAATCATTCAGATGTTCAAGACCATCTTTTAATTGATCACCACTGACTGTTTCTGCTTGAGCTGCGACAATGCCCGATAAATTCCAGGCTTTAGTAATTAGTTCAGCCACCGTACAAGTCATGAGCGATCCTTTTTATTATTTTTTTATACCGGAAATACTATTCTCATTGCATATTCATCTACTAAGGTCGATCCCCAAATCACATCATGCACAAAACCTCGTTGATTTTGACCGAACAGGGAACCGTAATACATGCGAATGGATACGCCGGTATCACTATCTGATTTATTAGCAGTAGGAAAGGGAACCTCTTCTGGTAAACGTGGCATGCCTATATATAAGGCATTTCCACCGACAATAAGCCCGGCACGATGATTGGGTAAGGCTTTGATTTGCATGCCTTTGACAATGTTAGTGGTGATATTCTGATGCGCAGTACTTGAATCAGCCACTAAAGCGGGAAAAATATTAATCGTGACATTGCCTTTATCATCTGAAGCGGCATCTTTGATGACGCGACACTGTACGGGTTGTGCCGAGGGTTGGTGGCCAATGAAGGTTAAATAACGCAAATTAGATGATGAGCTATCTTGAAACTGAATCAGATCATTTGCTTTGAATGCATTGGCTGATTTCTTATCTCCAACACCACTTAAAGTTAATTGGGTAATATTTTTACCGCTGGGATCATTAGTGCTTTCCACCGTTAAAACAGTGCCCGCATTTCCACAATCGCCTGCTAAATGAATGGGTAGTAAATTGGATTGATAAAATTGCGCTCGTGCAAAGTTGCCTAACTCCCAGGAATTAGCAGTTTCCTTATTGCGATCTAAAACAAACTGACTAAGACCACTATTAATAATTGACGGAATAACCATATCGGGTAAATAGACTTTCGGTGAATCTTGCGTTGCTCCGTAATTACGATAGTTGGCGAGCATCTGTGCCAAATCACCATAGCTTTTAATAGCTGTTTTTCCATCACCATAGAAACGATAAGTATGAGTTAAGGCATTGCTG